TTATAACTCAATCTGTGCAATCACAGCTTTCAATGCATCTGCGCTTGCTTTTAATTTTTCAACCTCTTCGTCTGTAAGCTTCATTTCAAGCTTGCCCTGAATTCCGTTTGGTCCTACTAAAGTAAGAGTACTTAAGCATACATCTTCAATTCCATATTCTCCGTGCATCATAGAAGAAACGGTTGTTACAGATTCAGATGCAGATAACAGGAAGCCACACAGACGACATACGCCACGTGTTACCGCATAGAAGGTTGCTCCTTTATTGGCAATTACCTGACCGCCGGACTTCTGAACGTAAGTAAGCATTTCTTCTTTGTCAAGTCTCTCAATCTTCTTGCCGAATTTCTCTGCAATCTCATAATAATCGTCTACATTGACACCGGCGATACGTGCCGCAGACCACGGAACAAAGGATGTATCTCCATGTTCTCCGTATACATATGCATGAATATTTCTCTGTGCAACCTGGAAGTGCTCGGAAAGTCCACAACGAAGTCTTGCAGAGTCTAAAATTGTTCCCGAACCGATGATCTGGTTCTCCGGAAGACCTGAAATCTTAGTGAATACATAAGTCATGATGTCAACCGGATTGCTCACAATGATGTAAAGCGCATTCGGTGCAGCTTTTACGATCTCCGGTGTGATTTCTTTCAGGATGTTTACATTTGTCTGTGTCAATTCAATTCTAGTCTGTCCTGGTTTGCGGGCAATTCCAGAAGTAATGATAACAATATCTGAATCTTTAGCGTCCGCATAGTCTCCTGCAACGATAGAGATCGGATCTCTGAAACAGGTGCCCTGTTCAATATCCATGACCTCGCCTTTCACCTTTTCTTTGTTAATATCGATCAATACTAATTCTGATGCGATATCCTGTCCGGATAATGTGTATGCAATCGTTGCTCCTACACTTCCGGCTCCAATGATCGTAATCTTGCTGCTCATGTGTTTTCTCTCCTTTTTTGTTATATTTTTAACAAGTATTTTGTATATATTACCATATCGTTAACCTTTTAACAACTACTTGTTAAAAAAATATCATGTATTTTTTTAAGTACAATTTGCAAAGTCTTTTTCAAAAAAAGACACCAAATATCACAAATTGCGATATCTGATGTCTTCATTCACACTGCGGATGGTGGGATAATTTTAGCCATTCATAATACAACATAGTATCAACATTTCAAGTGTTTTCGTCATTGTTTATACTATATTATAATATGTTAAAAATAGTTTTGCCCCTTATTTGCCCCTGTATTTCCCTACACATAGTCGCTATATTAGCGTATAAGTGGTCACTACAGTGACTATTTATTAAATCGCGAGCATAGGTGGGGAATGGAATAATGCCGAAGAATAATCGGTATTACCATTGTAGGTCCTATGCATGCCCATTTTTAGACACCGTCTTATACGCTAACTCCTAAAATGTACTTAAATACTATTAAAATCCTTTTTTAATGCAGCAAAAAGGTAGCTCAATAGGTTTTTTAGTGTGAAAACATACCTTTTTCACCCTTTTTTATACCTTTTTCGCCTGTTTACCTTAATAATACCATGATAAGGGAGTTTTTTTAAAAACCCCCGAAAACACAAATACCCCCGACAGTTTTTAGGCTGTCGGGAATTTTTAATATTACTGTCTATTACACCATTCTTGCAATTTTTTAATGCACGGAGACTTCCGGCTAAAGCATCCGTCTTGTACACATCCAAGCCACTTCTGAATGGCTCTGATTGTGTTCGGTCCGATATGTCCGTCCTGTTTAACTCCTACATGACGCTGAATTCCCTTGATGAGCGGAGAATAGCCAGATGGCTTAGATTCCCACTCCCAACCTGCATCAAGCCCAGGATTCTGCGCTCTGTAACAACTAAACTGATTAGATACCACTCCGTCCACCTGCGTTCCGAAAATCTGCTGAAGCCTGCGTGTAAGTTTCGGACCCCAGTATCCGTCCACCTTTAATCGATTGCTTGCCGGAGCTGATGGTTTTGACGGTGTTGAACTTCCAGATCCTGTATTTCCTTGCACTGTCTTTCCGGCAATAGCAGAAGCAATAGCGTCTCCACACTTGTCAGCGTTCCATTTGCTGTAATCATTCTGACTATCTACAAAACAACACTCCACCAAAAGAGCCGGCGCCTTTGTGTGCTTAAGCACGTACAGGCTCTTAGAGTATTTCGCTCCTCTGTTTGGGATTCCAAGCGCATTAGATACATTCACACAAATCTGAGATGCGATAGGAGCGGTCTTACTGTCATAGCACCATACTTCAACACCACTTCCACCACCTGCATTAAGATGGATTGATACATCTAAGTCTACGCTATGTGCGTTGCACTTCGCTACTATCTTTTTCAGGCATCCGCTTTGTGTCGTATTTTCTTCACAAGTACAATCATAGACTGTATGACCTGCATTTTTAAGCGCAGAAATAACACGATTCTTGACTTTTCTATCTTCTACGGATTCTTGTAACAATCCAACTGCTCCGCTTGCTCCTTTGCCCTGTGGACAATGTCCTGCATGTACGTTATATGTTCCCATTATTACACCTCCTAATTAAAAAGAGGACGATTACTCGCCCTCTACCTCTGGGATGCCTGCTACGCTAGTTAAGATACTTACAATGCCTGCAACGACAGAAGCAGACAATACCATCTTCCAATCTACCGCGCTGAGCACCGCCCCTGTTCCGATCACTGCAACTGCTGTCTGCGCCATTGTTTTTACTGCTCTAATTCCTGCGGCTTTGAGCCACTTTTTGGTATCTACAGATACCTTTAATACGCTGTTTTTAAACATGCTATCCCTCCTCTTAGAGTCCTATCTGTGCGACCAAAAGCCCGAACACTGCTCCGATCGCTAATGTTAATAAGTACCACTTCACCTTGCGCCATGTGTCCCCGTCCCTGTTTTCCAGTTCTTCCAGCCGGCTCTCCTGTCGGTTCTGGGACTTAACCAACTGCTCGACACTCTGTGCTAAGCTGTGCACACTGGTAGTCAGTTCCCCTATCTGGCGTACGGTTTCTTCCAAGTCCGTAAGGCGGTGGTTGATGCGCTTATGCTCATCTTCCATTCGCTTTGCAAACTCTAGGTGCTCTGCTCTGTCAATAGGTGTATCCATGCTGTACCTCCTACATTAAGCTATTTACAATTTCAGATACGACACTTTTAAGATTGAAAAGCTTCGGCACCTGTTCTAAAGTGAATGTCCCTGTTAATACTAAGCTCACCCATGTTTTTACTAAAATACTGTCTTTTGAAAATGTCATATTATAATTCCTCCGTTTCTAATACTCTAAATACAATTTCCTTTAAGTTACTAATATTTGGTACGTTTTCTTTTTGATACGTCCCGTTTCTTACAAGCTCCACCCATGTTTTTACAATTACGCTATTTTCATTAAACACTAGTACCACCTCCCTGCATGGACGCAATAAGCATTGTAAGTTCTGCGATTGCCATCTGCATATCTGTATTGGTCTGCTCTATGGTCTGTTCAGCGCTTGCAAGACGCTCCTCCGCAGACTCTCCGACTTTGTTTACCACTACCCCGTAAATCTTCCCGGTGTATTCTTCTGTCCGGTAAAACTCCGTATAATTTTCATACTCTCCTATCACCTGTCCCCGTTCCGTCACGATCATTTTTGCGGTCTTGATCGGATCCGTAAACAACTCTCTGAGAGCCTCGGGAGTCGTGTTAGCAACCAACACCTGCAAACCACCGCCAAGCTCTGTAGCTTTTTGGATGGCAAGCGTAGTGCCATCGTTAAATCTTAGCTGCATATAATCTCCTTTCTGCCGGTAATCTGCCACCGGCAAGGCATTAAAATAAGAGCCTGTATCGGCTCTTGGTTGACGAGTTACATTTTTCTCCCACTTACTAAATGGCAATATTATTATCGAATCTAGTTCAAACGAAAACGGAAACTATATTAAATACGGTGATGGAACTCTGCTTATGTGGGGGAGCAATAAAATTAATTTTACGTTTGCAAGTGGCGATCCAAAATTTGGTGAGTTTTATGTGAGCAGATCTTACACAAGAAACTTCCCTGTAGAAAGCCTTACACCTTGCTCCGTACAAGCTATACCGTACAATAATAGTTATTCTTTGTTACTGTTAACAACATCCTCTTTGAATAAGAAAGATTTCACTGTAAGACTTATCAGAAGCGGTGGTTCTGATTTTGAAAGTATAATATGTTGGCAAGCAATCGGACGGTGGAAATAAGAAGTTACTTGGTATAATCTATGGTAGCTACAAGAGTATATGCGCTTCCCCATGCCACATTGTTATTAAAATGTAATACAGATTGCTGGGTTCCGATGTTAGTTATGCTTTTTAGCCAGGTTCCCCACGAGCCGCCAGTAGCAGAGTATGGCAAGGCATACATTTCAGTGTTATCATTTTTTACTATATGGGCATCAGCCCTGAGTATCTTTTTTAAGTATGCGCCAAAAGAAATTGTGCAATCGGCATAGCCGGATGATGTCTTGGAAAAATAAGTCATTGCAGATCTTATGGTTTTTCGGTATACAGGTTCTCCAGAATCTGTAACTCCGATTTGCTTTTCTGCGGATGAGTAGAGCGTCGGTTTTTCTATTTTGCCATTTAGTAACTCAAGCTCTTTTTTGATGTCCGCCATATTGTACAGCACTTTAAACATCGGTTCTAAAGCCACAATATTAAGTCCTTCCAGTTTCACTCTGTATAATGCCATATTATGCATCGTGGCACCTGTCCGGATGTCTCCTGTCGGAATCTCCGGATCTGTAGCAACGCCGGAAGATGGTGTTCCTTTAATAACATCAAATGACGTATTTTCGATTTCTGCCATTTCATCTTTTTCATACTTCCGGACAATAATATCATTACGATACATGCCCTGCTCTCCATTGGCTATCGTAACATCTGCATAGGCATTAGCAGCCATTACGTCACGACGTCCCTGGATCACAAATGTCGCATCAAAAACACGGACACTATTGTTGGTTAAAATTTGTGCTTCAGCTTTCTTCCCTTCGTCCAGCACATAATCATCAGGACCATATAACCCTTGGTTCGCAATTCCCGTTTGAACTTCTGTTATATGCGGTCCGTCTACATATCCGTCCATAAGCGTAGTCGCAATAAATTGTTTCGCCATATTTATGTCTCTCCTTTCAGTTTGTATTCAATACTTACTCTTCCTTTTCCTGTTATGGATACGATTTTTCTAACCACCGGTGCTTTCATGTAAATACCAGTGATTCTTTCACGTCCACCAACAAGATCTCCAAGTTCAAGATCCATATCCGATACAGATATTTTTAACTGCTTATAATTAATAAGGTCAATAAATTTTTCTCTCGCTTCTTCCTCCAGCTCCTGCACAGTATCAACACTGGTATTCTCATAATACTGTTCAATCAAATCTATACCGGTATAATACTGTGTTTTTCGGATACTCCCATCTGGCCAAGCATACAAATCTACTCTCTGCCGCGAAGTTCCTTCACCCTGCCCATAGCAGATCAAATGATTTACACCATTCTGATAATCCAGGATATTAAGTTTCACGTTCCCATCCTTACTAATTTCTATCTGCTCAGAATGATCCACAATAGGCTTTGCTGAGAGCTCGACATAACCTTTATCATTTGCATCACCAAGTTTATATTTAATTTCCAACCTTGCGTTTTGAGCTTCCAACGCTGATATAAAAGCATCCAACAACATGGACTGCAGCGGTGCCTGATAATTTAGATCAATACCGCTATTTTCGGATGATGCCTCGAATATTTCGGTCAGTCCAAGTTTGGTTAGGTATTCTTTCAATACGATATTCGCTTCACCACGAAGCACTACATGGCTATTGCTTTTCGGGTTTAGTGCCCTTTGGCTCAATATACCTCTCCACGTTGATCCTTTCAGTTTAATAACTTTATCTTCTGTCACGGGGTTCAATGCTCTAATCAACCCTCCGTACTCTGTTTCTTCTGCAAACACACGACAATTTTTCCGATGGCGGTCGTCCTTAAATAGATTCTCCTGTATCTTTATCTCGAAGTCATTGTCTTCTGTGCCAACGATAAATTCAGCCCCGCAATGCTCTAAAGGACCTTTTTCTTGCCCATAGATATCTGTTACCGTAAAGTCCATCTAGGAGTTCCCCTTTCATTAAACAAGATAATATCAAAGCCAAAAGAACCGCTCCAAGATACAGTACTCCGTCCAGGAGGTATCTTCTCCCAGATCTCGCTTTCCTTGTTCCTGCTATTATAGATATCTTCTTGTGTTCCATCAGCCTTGACCTTTATTATTTTTCTGTCCTTTGCGTATCTCGTACTCGAATCAATTACTGCATATTCTCCCTCATATAGCGTGGTTTTCAATTCATATATATGCCCTGCCACACGGATAAGAGGATTGATGCACGGACCGTATATAATCATTTTAAAACCACTTGCAGTATAGTTATTATTTTGAATATACTGAAGGTTTCTAACCTTTGCGTATTCGTACGGAAAACCATACGGAAAATCAAGCCACGGAGACGTAACCTCTGACTGCTCCGCCTTTAAATATTCAAACTTTTCTTCCGTGATCCAATAGGGATAATCACTCTTAACCGTCAACTCATTACTTATGCTGCATAGATCGTTCAACCACCTGTCTTTGCCTGTTCCGACAATCCAGCACTTCATATAGCTGTTTCCAACATAGAGTTTTCCGGGAGTCATATTCACAATATCCTTTTCCGTAATATCTTCCAGTCGATCTACTGCTTCCTGAAAAGCTTTTTCAGATACCGCTGATATATCAATCTGTAAAGAGTAATCTGTGATCTTTTTCTCCCAGTCCTGAATACGATCATTCTCCTCTACTTCTTCGAATTCACTATTAAAAATATCTCCGCCATTGACCATATAAGGCCAATGGCATAATTCAATTCTTTCCCCATGCGTAGCACCTACATAGCTAATATCATACATAATCAATCAAATCCTTTATCAATCTCGCAAAGATACGATCGTCACACTTAAAACAAACGCCTGACCGCACCAATGAATCAACAATACACGTTCCCAACTTTTTATAATCTATCTGCTGTCCACTTCCTCCGGAAACCGTTACGTTGATACCATCCGAGTTACGATCTAACATAGATACCATGCCCTCAAGGCCACCATAAGACCTAAGTAGGTTCGCTTCTTCCTTTGTGAGTACCCATTCACCTTCATCGAGGTACGCAGGGAACATGTCATTTGGAACATAGTCTAATCCGACTTTTAACCGGCTCATTTTAGGTAGGCTATAAGAGTTTCCGCCAACGCCAGGGACCCAATCTGGAATTGTTATGGAACCAATACTGGAAGCCAAGCCGTTCCAAGCGTCTACAATCGCATTAAGTGGAGCCTTGAAGATATTAGCCAGACCGCTAACCGCCGTCCGGAAAATCTCTTTGACATTTTCCCACGCGGCCTTCCAGTTTCCTGTAAATATATTTCGGACAAAGTCGATTAAATTTCGGAAAATAGTTGTCGCGCTGGTAATTGTAGTAGATGCCCTTGTCAAGAAGCTATTAAACACAGCTTCAATAATAGGCATTAATACTCCGGAAAGAGCGTTCACAACCGGTAAAACAGCTGTATTCACAAAGTCCATAAATGCGCTTATCAGAGGTTGTATTCCCGAAGCTACCAAGTTGATTATTGGTGTCAACAAATCTGTTATAATTTGTAAGAGCGGACCCAAACAGTCCGTTACAACAGGCAATACCGATTCTGCTAAAGTAGAGAGCAACGGTATCAGCGCTTCGCCTAATGGCACCAACAACAGTTCCGCATTTCTTTTCAACTCTTCGAACTGGGAACCAAGATCATCGTACTTTACATCCTTAATCTGGTTCATTGCATCAGATGTATTGTACGCACCTTCTTCGATATCCGCCAATGCAGAAACCGCTTCAGGTCCAAGATCTTCCCACATGGTCCCCATTAAGTCCACGCCTGCAGTGTTCTGCTCAATAGGATCTTCCATAGAGGCTAAGGCTTCCAGCGTCTCATCAAATGCTTCTTTTGCTGTTTCACCGCCGGCAGCAAATTTCTCCGCCATCTCATCCGCATCCAAGCCTAATAGTTCAAAGCCTTCTCGAGTAGTGTCTGAACCATCCACAACACGGATAGACATTTCCTTAACAGCATCACCGACTTTGTCCAAGTTAAAAGCTCCGGACTCAGCGCCTTTTTCAAAGATAGAAAACATATCTTCAGCATCAAGTCCCATCTTTCCAAACTGGACAGAATATTCGGAAATACTGTCGAGAAGTTCTCCGGAATAATCTAAACCGTTTTGAGCTCCAGTGGCAATCAAGTTCATTGCCTCCTCGCCAGATGTGCCAAAGTTGTCCATCATGGCTTTCGCAGCTCTGGTAGACTCCGGGATGTCATAACCAAACGTGTCACGAAGAGCAAATGCAGACTCCGTTACATTTTGTAGATCCACATCGTCCATATCGCCCAGCTGTTGGACAACAGTTCCCATTGCCTGTCCAATATCCTCAAAGTTCTCTCCATAGTTTCCTGCATAGATGTTTTCCATTACCTCTTGGTAACGTTCGGACTCCTCGGTTCCCTTTCCAGTCATTGCGATAAAGCTATTCATGGCACTGTTCACATTATTCGCAGCGCCAACTGCTAATGCACCAACGCCAACAACCGCAGCTCCCGCACCAACTGCTGCTAAAGAAGCACCAGATAAACCTGCTGTCAATTCGCCCATTTGTCCCACAAGGGGAACTGCACTACTCGCTGCATCCGTAAAGGACGATTTCAACAGATTCCCTATGTTTCCTGCAGCTGTGGCTCCGTCTCCACCTCCGAGAGCGTCACTGAGTTTTTTTTCGAGATCATCCGCACTGTCTTCTAAATCATCAAGACCTTGCTTTGCATCAGATACATCTGCCTTTACATCCACATCTATACTCTCGTCTTTGCTTACAGCTTTTATCTTCGACTCAGCCTTGGATGTATTGGCATCTACATCAATCTCCTGATCTTTAACATCAATACTAGACATTGCCTTTTCCGCATCCTGTCCAGCTTCTTTCCATGCATCAGCCACTTTATCAGCAGCCTTATCTGCATTTTTCACAACCTTGTCAGACTCTGCTTTGATGTCTTTTGTCTTCTGCTCTTCAACTTTTACCGTATCATCTGCAGATTTTTCCGCAGCACGTTTCACTTTTTTATTTGCTTGCTCAAGATCCGCTTCCACTTTGCTATCATCAGCACGTATCTCATACGTTACATCGCCTTTATTAGCCATATCATCACTCACCTGCCTCTGTATTTATCGCCGGCACAGTGGCACAACATGGCGTCATATCTTTATTTCAAATTCTTTTCTGCATGTTTTATTTTTGCATTTAAAAAAAAGCCCTTCACATCGTGCACCCTCAACAAAAAAAATGTTTTGCTCATGGCCACAATAAGGACACTTTACTTTCTTTACCTTTTTACCGTCTGCAATCAATGTTTTGCCATCCCTTCCAACGTAGAGAACAGTAGATCAAGCCCAGTCTGTCCACCTCCACCTTTAATCGGTAACGCATAATAGGACTTAAGCTCTTGTATTTCTTGAATCTGTTCCATGTTCTTCCCGTTATATTTCGGGATATCCATATCTCGGATCCGCATTACCTGTTTAATTTTGGTATCTGAACCAAGACCATTAAACAGCCACAAGAACTTTTTCCACGGAAGTTTTCCTTGCTGGTCTATCAGATCAATACCATACTCCTGCATAAAAGAGGCATAGATATAATCGCCATCCTCTTCAAAATCAAGAATCGGACATGGGCTCTTCCTTTTCACATCCGGTCTTTTTTTCACTTTTATAAACTTCTTGGTTATCTCATTGAGGAGTTCTACTTTTCGTTCCAGAGAAAACAACCTTAAATTCCAATGGTTTACCACGAGCATTTCAAGAGAAGCACATATCTTTTCATAATCCGTAAGATTGTCCTCTGTATAAAGCTTTTGAATCTCTAGAACAACATCAAACGAAGCATTGATTTTAAGTTTACCTTTCTCCGTTTGTAAAATATTGTTCGGAAGTTCTGTAATCACATTCATTTTTTCATCATCCTTTTGATAGAACGCCTCTGTTTTCGATTATACTTGCTCAAGATATCTCGTTTATTATCCTGTGTTATTTTCCTTAAATCTGGAAGAACAACCGTCGTAATGAACGGGATAACTTCCGCAGACATTGCTGCATAATCGTTTCTGTAGAATTCCAAAATGGTTTTCGTGTCCTCAGTCCCGAACACAGCCTCGATCAAATCAACCACAGCTATACCAAGTTTCTGATATGCATTCAATAACTCTTCGTGGTTCAAGCTGGCATCCGGAAGTTTCATCTTATTTACTTCCTTATCAGCTTTAAGTAGATCTATATACTTCTTATTCATTTTTTCAATACAACTTCCCGGATCCAATGCAACTAAGATCTTATGTTCTACAATACCTTCCTCGTTAACAAGCTCAAACTCTTGTGTATACTTTGATTTTCTATGTGCTTGATATGCCATTTTCTATGCTCCTTTCAAAATAGAATAAGAGTGACAATCGTCACCCCTATTCAGTCGTACCGATAGCTGGTCTTCCGTTTCCGTGGATTGTAACAGTCAACGCATTGACTGCTCCGGAATCTCCGTATGCCGGTGTAATGTTTGCAATTGTAATCGGCCAGATAATAACCTTTTTCCCTTTCTGGAGTTTCAGATGATTCTTTCTAGCGTTTCCAAGCTCATACATCACCTTGTCGCTCAGAAGATAATCACAAGCCTTATCTCCCGGCTTCACATCACCTGTCAGCGTGAGTGTCATTTGTGCGCCTGTAACTTCTGTACTCCCCCATCCTTTATCTGCATAATAGGTAGCCTGATACAGAACCTCATTCAAACTCTGCGCCATATTCTTCGTAAGTGCTGCTAAAGATGCCCATGTAGCTGTTGGAGCTGATGGCTCTGCCACATTAATAAAAGCTTCTGTCTCGTAGTTCATTTCCGGTGTGATCGTATTATCCGGAAGCTCTGGCTCTGCAAACATCTGCAAATTAATTCTTTCCATTCTGCTCTTCTTCCTTTCTTTAATAAAAAACTTTACAGTTTATAATGCAGGAAAAATGATAAACACCATCTTCGTCCCTGCCTATCTTATTCGGTTCTTTTGCAACACTAGAATCCAACCACTTAAAGCTTTTTGCTTCCGGATATTTTTTTAAGCGCTGCAAATAGTTGCTTATAATACACAATTGTTCTAGTCCTTCCTTCTGATTCTTGTTTCGACACAAAAATAAAACCGGAAGAACCTTTTCTGTGCTCTTGTCATAATACATACCCTCTCCAAAACCTTCTCCAAACTCAGCGTATATGCCTCCATTTTTCGGTAACTCTTTCAGAGAGATTGTTGTTCCGATATCACAGTTTTTCTCGACTGTGGATACTAACAGATCTAATAACTCGGTTTGTGGTGTCATTTGTTTAGCCTCCTTTTCAATGCCGCCTGGTATACCTTCTTCCACTCTTCCCCGTGTACTTCCTTTGCGTATTTTGCCCATTCTTCACGGGCAAGGGCAGACGTAAAGGATATTTTCTCCGGTCCATAGGTACGAGTAGTTGGGTTCCCATACATCACATCACCATGCCATAAGTACTGCGCATAAGGCGTAGACCAACGCATCTTAAACTTAAAGGCCTGTGCCTTCTGGTCACTGTTTGTTAAGCCACTGTTTTCTAATGTGTGCTGGTCTTTCGGTACATACTGACTCACATCCTGCAGCGCTTGGTTTCCCATCACCGTCAATGCATCATTCATGGAGGCTTTGATGAGCGCTTCCGCCTTTCGTTTGTCAAATGTCACACGAGTGCTAATCTTAGGCATGCCTTACCAACCCCAACTCCCAATGATGCAATTTCCTAGCATCGTATAATGGCTCACATACTTGCACCTTATACATTTCTTCGTTCACCAGAATAATATCATCCACTGCAAACTCCATGCCTTTCGGACGACTGTTCCGACAGTCGTAAAAAAGTATAGCCGCCAACTGTACCTCGGCATTATTTTTGTCGCGAATGATCTTCTCTGTAGGTTCGATACGGATATTGTCCATCTTCTGTCTGTTAATAAGAGTCTCTGTTCCCCATCGGTCTGAATCTGCCGATACAGCATGCACTGCCTCGTGGATCAATAGTTTTTTCGGAATCGACCTCATATCGCTCCACCTCCTCTATATAGCAATCCGGTAGGCGCAAGGAGACGTATTGCTCTCGGTGCATACATGGACTGCTCTGTGCTTCCGTTCGCGCCAGATGACTTAGTGTAATTAAACCTTCCAAGCCCTGCGCTCTGCAAATCTGCACCGTTATCCATATCAGAGCCACCATTAGCATCTAGATATTCAATCTGTGCACACACAGCCATCTTCACCCTTTCCTGCACAGCTTCCGGCATTGCAAGGACAGTGGTCGGTGTGATTCTGTACATGGTCATTTCCTCAATAAGTTCTTCCGCCCTCATACAAAGAGAGGAGAAGTCGGCATCATCAACCGGCTCCCCTTTAAATGTTCCAACATAATATTCTCTATCTACATAAGGCATTTAACCGCCCCCTAACTGCTTACGCATGTTTTTTAAGCGTTACAGTCGTAGGTCTGGAAACCATCATGCCATATACCCTACGTCCCTGTACAGCAGATGCACCGATGTGTTTACCATCCTTCAGATCATTCACAGTCACCGGGACCATCCACTCATCAACAAAGTGGCAGAAGATCCTGTTTCCGATAATGTACTCGACTTTTGTGGTATCCGCAATATTGTTCGTCTCGTAAACATCAAGACCTGCAATACGTCCAACACGTCCGTTCTGAACTACATTATCACCGAGATCAGATGCCTTAATGAATTCAGGGCATTTCAGTAACAGAGCGTATGTCTCATTTGTAACTGCAAGCCACATCTCTTCCGGTTTAAGTCCCTTCTTCTTCAACGCTGCAACTTCGTCCACGACAGAATCATAGACAGTGTCTTTTGTAAGAGCAGTTGTGTTTGCAGCACCTGTGCCTTTTGTAGTAAGTAACGTAATCAGATCAGTGTCGAAAGATACACCCATTGCATACCCTGCGGAGTCCAATCTATCAGCTACAAGGTTATCCGGAACAGACGCAGCATCAAAGCCGTCAATAAGCTCGTTGACATATTTGTCTTTGTCGATATTCATTGTCTGGTAAGTAGTCGTTCCATCAGACAAAGAACCACCCGCAGACTTATCATAATCTCCCACTTTCACCTCGGTATCTCTGACTGGTACCTTTACAGCTCCTGCAGTAGGCGTCCCTTCATAGCGTGTATTAAACAGGCTGGAAAAGATGGTTGTTTTTCTTAACTTCGCAAGCACAAGATCAGAATATCTCTCCTGTGCTGCATGAGCAAATAACTGTAGATCCATTTTTAATTTGTACTTCATAAAATTTTTGTAATGCATACTTATAGTCTCCTTTACTTCTTCAGGTCTGGGTTGAGCTCGTAGAACTTCTTTTCAACACCGGACATTTTCTTTGGTGTTTTTCCGTTCTGTCTCTGCCCCCATGATTTTCCTTTGGTTTCGTCCTCATCTTCGTATGGATCCGTAGCATCCTTCTTGAACTGAGGATATTTTTTTACTACTTTTTCGATAGCATCTTCAAGGTCAAGATCTTCGTCCGCTTCCATGTAAGCTCTGGCCAAAGCTGTTACATCATCAACAGAGTCCTTTGACACACCAGCTTCATAACATGCAACCTTCGCCTCTAACTTAGAAGCTTTGCTGATTGCTTCAGCTTTTTCTGTGTCTTCTTCCTTGCTGTTTTCTCCGGATTCTTCATGTCCGTCAGGCTTCTTCGTAGACTTTTTCTGCTGCTCTCTCTGCCACTTGCGTTTTTCTCTAGCAAGGCGTTTCTTTACAGTCTCGTCCACATCTTTTTGAGTAAATTTCTTTTCCTCTTCCCCGTCTTCGTCCGACTCATCGTCGTCCTGGTCGTCACCGTCGCCGGAATCTTCTCCGTCAGTTTCACCTTCATCTTCTCCAGCAAATAACTGTAGATCAAGTGTCTGGTATTTTTTCTTCATGTTCATGTACTTCATTTTTAGTACCTTCCTTTCCTTAAGCCGTTTAACGCCCGTTCGGCGACCGTATTACTGTATTTGTACGTATTCCTCTCCATAAGCATCTTGAATGTCACTTACGGCAATAAAAAAAGAATCAATCAGCAGTTTCCCCTGTTCTGAAAGATTCTCATATTCCATCCTAATATGCCCGCTCTCTACTTCTGCAGATATCTCATCATCTGTCAAAACACTGAGCGAGTGCACCAACCCTTGTGCTAATGCCGACACCGCAGCGCACACAATATCTTTCCCTCTCTCCGCATATCCAGCATGTCCTTTTACAGTCAAGCTGTTCTGCGTGATATGTACCTCAATCAAATAGCACCACTCCTTTACTATCCCGGTCATTCCCCACCGGTGGGAGATAACTGGATCACCGCCTTCCTACTTTTCAAAAAGTTCCGGATTGTCCTTCTGCAACATGTAGAATGCATTGCCAAGTTTCTCAACCTGTTTTTCTTTCAACCCAATACCATACATCTCATCCAATGCATGAATCAATTCATGAAGAAGCGTCGATTTTTTCTGCTCTTCTGATGCATCTACGTTTAAAAAAATTTTTTCCGGAAGATAATGAATCTGTCCGTACAGATCTCCACCGTTATCGTGCAGGTTTGCAGTTTCTTCCACTGTATACTCCTTATACAGTACTTTTATTTTTCCAGGTATTTTCATACACTTTCCCTCCTTTCTTAAAAATGGGTATAAAAATACCACAGACCTTTTCGACCCGTGGTATTAGTAATTATGCCATTTACACTTTTTACAAATTTTTTCCCATTCAGATTTCTTTTTAAATCTTTCCGGTACGCTGTCTTTCTTCAACATTCCGTCAACAGCGTCTGAATTTTCTATACAATCAATATTTTCAATTTTTTCATCCACCAACGGACACATTACATAATCAGGACCGTTCACGTTTTAACACCTCCATTGCTTTTCTTGTAGCGTCGTCATATTGTCCTTTCTTGAACGCTGTTCTTATGTGTCTTTTCTCGTTATCCACATAAGCTGCCCCATCATCGCTGAAATAATTAGTATATTTCCCATTCCATTTTGTCACAGAAAATCTTGCATTTTCGATATACTCTTTCGCTTCTTTTTCCGTTACCTCGTGTTGTCTTTCTCCATTAATATGCGTATCATCAAAGGATAGCTCTTTTGTATCCGGAATGTTAGGCTTCAGATTTATCTCTCCTCTCATCCCGGTCTCTTTCATCTCTGATATTATCTTATCATTTTTCGCTTTTTCTGCAAGCTCTTTCTGATATTTTTTATTTGTAGCAACAGCTCTTGCGCTCACGCCTTTATCAAACCCAACTACCTGCTCCCGGTCTCTCCTACGATGCAAATTCTTATGCCCATCCACATAGCTTTTCAACTGTGACTCTTTTGATTTTAATCTCACAGATGCTTCCTCAAATGCATCCGGATCCCCAAGCTCATCAAACAGCATACACTCCCGTTTCTGCTTTCGTACTTCTCGTTCTAGTGCTCTTTGTACTTGTGTCTGTTTATATAGGCGATTGTTCGCATCCATATCTTCTGTCGGAAAATGTCGCTGTATATTCACACCTGGGACGAATGGAAATTTATGATGCCCACAGTTGATTCCAAGTATTCCATCCGGTTCTCCATAGCTCGAAGAATTCCACGGGTAATACCGTATCTTCCTTCCGTTTAGATCTTCCGTTGTTCCGCTTGTGTTATCCAAAGAAAATATTTTCCCCTGGTCTTTTGCGCATTTTGGACGTGCACCGGAATGACTGTCTATCTGAATCAGGTTCACTCCCATGTCTTCACATCTTGCAATCTGTACTTCATTCGCCACACTTCCGGCAGTCGTACGCATTGCCATATTAACATAAGCTTCCGGCGTCCAGTTCCTACCACGCTTATCAACGAAACCTGTAATACCATTGTCATTAAACTGCCTGATTGTCTTTCGTAATGCCTGTTGCCTAGACTCTGCACCTGTGATAACAGCACCAGTATTATTATTCATAATCTTCAGCGCTTCTTCTGCAGTGTTCTGAACAAGTGTTTTAAAAGCCTCTTGTGCTTTATGCAGCATCGTAGTGTTCGTAAGATTCAAAGAGTCCTTTGCCTGTTTCCGAAGATTATGCATGACTCTCTTTACACTTTTACTCTTCTCTGCATCAACAACCTCACCTATTAACCGCTGTCTAGCCAGATATTGAAAGCCGGGATCTGTATTTTTAATAGCTTCTTCTGCCATATCGTTCAACATTCGCTCAGCTGCTGTCTGGCTAAGTCCGGACATCTGCGCAATTATCTTGATATTTTCTTTATTAAGCTTTCCAATCTCTGCAAGTTTCTGCATCAACCATCTATCTGTATCAATCGGTTGCTCCCAATCTCTGAGGTGCCTTGCGATATTCTGCATGAGTCGCGCTTCCAAGTCTATGTAGACGCTATCTATCGTCTCCGCTTTCTGCTGGTTCTTCAGAAGATTCATCCTTTACCTCACCTTCCTCTTGATCCGACTCATCAACTTCCTCTTCCTCAGCCTTTTCATCTCCCATATCTGTCCAGTCCACGTCTTGCCCGGTGATTTGATTATCTCCTGCAATCCGTTCAAGCTCTTTCATTGCTTCCTCTTCGGTGCACTTGTTAATCTCCATAATTGCCGTAAGTTTAGACCGAAGACCACCTTGTACGAGCTTTATGTTCTTGTCGATTGTAGTGTTTGTATCTTCGATGATGGAATCATCAAAGTCAATAGACACTTCCACTTCTCCTCCTGCATCTAGGAATGCGATAGCTTCAACCATGCCTATCAATGCAGAATTAACTATAATCGCATTCTTCTGCCGGTTCTGGTACAGGTCCGACTTATCCGAAATAACCTCAGTAGCTGTCTTAACTCTGGAAGAATCGAACTGATATCTACCGGTTCCCAAGCCCGTCTTAAGTGCCAATACATCCAAACTTCTTTGCACTGCAAGCTCATGCTCATTTGCCCTGATCGACATATCCACTTCTGTAAGTTTCAAATTACTATCCCTATCTCCCGGCATTTGGTAATACACTGTATCGCTTGCATCGAATGCTGGAGCAGCCACACCGTCCTTCTCCATCTGCTTTTTTGCAAAGGATATCGGGACCAATATTCTTTTTCTACCTAGCACAAACTCATTCATGTATGAGTCATAGACAAGATCGCATCCTTTCAGCTGATCGATCGCGTTTGCAAATACAGATACGCCCAGTGGACTATCCAAATCTATATTGTTGCAGATGTTTGGAGTTATTATCTGAAACAAAGGCTTATCATATCCTGTAGGAACCAACGGAATCACACCTTCCGGAGGGTCAAGTTCCTTATTCTCTTTCCGGTCAATATACCTATTTTCGATATAGTAATGTTCTGAATCCTCCTCATCATCAACTTTCCCAAGTCTGTGAATCTGCAAATAAAGAACTTCTTTCCCGTCAATCAAACGAACAGAGCCAAAGGCGCATTCTGTAATGTCTCCATTGTCCCAAGATAACGGGTAGATCATATCTGCACGGATATAGTCAATCATCACTTCTTCTCCGTCCAAATACTCTACGATAGCCCCTGTTCCGAGTGCAAATGCCATCTCTATTAGCTGGTTAGCGCGCACAAGGAAATTGTTGTTATCGAGCACTTCCTGTAAACGTTTTTCGTAGTTTCCTGCTTTTATCGCTACCTTTTCATTTAATAGCAGATTCGCCCAATCTTCACATACTTTCTTGGCCATTCCGAGCTTATACCGTTCTTCTTCTTTAGTGACGACACCATTGAATACTTTGTACTTGTGGAACCTTTCCACATCATTTTGATACCATTCTAACCACTCAAGGATATGGCTATAGGTCTCGTCCGTAGCTGTATTATATTTATTTTCAACCAACCACTCTCTTATCTCATCCATCAATCTCTCTCCTATGCTGAAATGTACAAGATATCGTCCTGTACACTTTCAGTGCTATACTCCGTGCTGTCCAAGCTGTCCACGTTCATAAGTCCATCATCCAGTCGGACATCCATGTTCTTCTTTTTATCGTCATAACAAGCGTTCTCAAAGGCTTCTATGATGTGCTTGCAGTGACTCATTATTTTCCATCTGTTCTGTGCAATCAGGCTATTGTAAAATGCGATACGGTCATTGATAGAACCCTTTATTGCATTCTTGATATCTATTCCTACATGAGCCTGAGCACATGCCATTTCAAGTCCGGCAATCAGCGTCTGTTCTGCGCTATCACAGTAAGCTTCGTATACTTTATATTTGCTTTGAGCGCGCCTTACAAAATCTATAAAATCATCCTGAAGCTGTTTCGGATTAATCCGCTCCTTGCAATAATACTCATCCAGTACGGCCACCTGCTTATATCCCCTTGTAAATCCTGTGAGGGTAAAAGAATGAGCCGACTTCGTTCCACCGAAATCGACTCCGATTGTCGCATATATGATCTCGTTCTCTTTCATCCATTTCGGATCCACAAGATATTGTTTCACATTATCCGCAAATTGCTGATAAATCAGTCCGTCTGCAGCAACCCACAATCCCAGAATAAAGCGCTTGTAGAATACACTTCCTGGACTCCACGCTCTGCGATATGCTTCCTTTCGATCAACGGATAATGTTAGGTTATCATCCATCACAAAGTGCAACCTGTAAACACGCTTCTCTGTTGCCTTATCTATGAATTCCTCTTTGATGTAAGCATGAGGTCCTTCTGGGTTACAGTTCATCCAGACCTTCCAACCATCAACAGAACATCGACCAATAGCCTGGTCGATGAAGCTTCTTGGAAAAAGAGCTGCTTCATCAAGGTATGCTCCGGCAGCCGTCAAGCCCTGCAATGCATCCTGTGCAGCTTCTGTATTGGCTCCATATAAGTAATACACATTACTGCCGATCTCTATCCTTGCATCAGTTCCAGAACGGATATAGGTGTAAGACCAGCCCCATGCTTCCAGTATCTGCAGCATAGGCCTGACCACATTCTTCTTTAATGCGCCCATCGTCTTTCCTGCAAGGATAAATGATTCTCCCTCGAACATCTCTTGCGACCATGTGAGAAAGCCAATGATACAGGCTATCGTTTTCCCTGATCGAATGGATCCATCTGCAATCACAAAATCGTTCTCAGAAGATACAAGCCCAGGCCTCCACCAATGAATAAGTCTTTGCTGTTGCTTTGAAAATGGTTTAAACTTAAACTTATTCGGTCTTCTCTTCGCCTTCATTCTCGCCATCTCCTACATTGTCAAAAAGTTCTTCCAAATCTTCCTGCGTAGGTCGCATCGCTTTCAAGAAGTTCTGTATGTTCTCATCATTGCTATCATCGTTTCCAACTTCAAGATCACGGGCTCTCTTCGCACGTTCTGTTCGGATCCGTTGCTCTTCATCGTCTCTTTCTGTCTGATTGCTTTGTCCTGCATACTTAGCAATAGCTTCATACGCTTTCACATTCCCAGCAAGCCCCTCTTTGATCATTGCCATATTTAAAGCCGATTCCAAAGTACACTCAATACCAAGCGCATCTAGAACCGGCTTCCATTCTTCGCTATCTATTTTAGCAGTCAAAAGCATGTTCAGCGTCTTCCGGAAATCTGCTTTCCGGCGCCTCGCTTCTCCGCTTGCTTTACCACCTTTTATTGCAATCTCCCGTAGTTCCCCCGTGGTTCGATTGCCAAATCCTTTATCTTTTATGTTTTCATAATTCGCCACACCACCACCTTCAATTCCAGTTAATTATATAAAAATACAGTCCTGCCAGCTCCATAGGCGACCGCCGATTGCGACCACTAAGGAGTAAGGATGAAATGTAGATCCACTGGAGCTGTGCACGCTGTACGCTATGAAATTGGATTGACAAGACTCGAACTTGTGACACATGGCTTATAAGGCCATCGCTCTACCACTGAGCTACAATCCAATAGTTTTTTAAGCACGAAAAAAAGACGCCAAGGCAGTAGCGTCTCTTTTACGACTTTTAAGAAGGTCCCAATCAACCTGCTCAAGAAGAGTTTCGTCCTTTTGCTTCTTCCTGATGATACTAGCATACACCCTTTTTTACTGAACTTCTATGAACTCTTTTGGAATCTCGAAATGTGCGAGTGCTTTTCCATGTATCTTATGAATCCATCTCTCCGAATAATGCAGCTTCTCGGCTATCTCCCACCAATCAAGTCCGGCTATGTATCGATAAAAAAGCACATCCGACTCATTCTCGCTCTTTAGGTTCTTAATGCTCTTAACAATCTGCTGGTAGCATTTCACACGATAATGTCTTTCCGAGATAAGCTCCCTCTCTAACCTATCTAACTCTGCAACATATCCCGATAAATCACTTGCTCCGGATCCATGAGGCATACCATCACTATTTAGTGACACTGAACATCTCATCGACCGTAGCTCTGCTATCTCTGTATTAATACGATCTATTCGTCTGACATGTGCCCTATATTCACGCAGGTATTCTTTTTTCTTTTCATTCTCAATTTTGACACTGTCCATCACTATCGCCCCCTATCCCATATTTGTCTGCAAAGTACTCCGCCACATCCATACTCTCCTGAAAGAGATCTATTGTCACCTTGTCGTCTCCGGATACCTCACCGGACTGCATGCCGGCAAGAAGCCGGCCTATCAGATCACGAACGGTCATGATCGTCACCTCTTTCTTTATACTGTAAGGCTTTCTCTCGAATCTCTCCCTTGCCTTGTCCGGTACCTTTCGCCCTTCCAGATCGTTGTAATGGTCGTTCTCTCTTATTTTCTGCCTGTGCCGGTCTTTGCTGTCTCTATGCACGATCATCACCACCCTTGTACCTCTCTGGAAGTGGTTGCCATGCTATTATAAGTTTTTCATAGCACATAAACTCTTTTTCTTCTCCGTCATATAGCACAACTACTCTGTCTGAATAATCTTCATTCGGTAATTTCCTTAACAATTGTACGAGGTAATAGTCTGTTCTTTCTGGCAACCTCTCTCCTACCGGAATCCAACCATCATTCACATATACTGTCGGTTGCTCATCAATTATTCTTAATATACTTTTTTTGTATTCCTCCAACGCCAGAATGGTCATTGTTTTTCCGCTTCTCATTCCAGTAATCGTCATTGTTAGGCTTTCTATTTCCTCTTTTAACGCTTTTCGGTCTATTAGTTCATCATTGTCACTCATGCGCGAACAAATCAATGGAATTCCTGCACGAACCAGTGGAACAATCGCATTGTAGAAATCATCTGTCCCATCTTCATATCCTTGTGAATAAATATTAAGGATTTCCTGTCTTTTATTTTTTGCCGGATATTTTGCATATAATTTTTCTTTTCTATTTCCATCTTTGATTTTATTCATCTCTTCCAAAATCTTCTCTAGTACGTTCATTAAATAACTCCTTTCTCTTTTAGCTGTTCCGTAGCTAATTGGAAAGCCAACATATACACGTCCAAAATTCCTGTTGATCTTTTCCCGATATCTCCAGCAAATTCCCATACATCACAGAAATGTTCTGACAATGCATCATATCCTTTTGAACCAACTCCTGTGTCATCAGAAAAATCTTCTAGTACATCTTCATAAAATTCTTCTAATTTATCTTCATCTGTTTCAAAATCAAATCTATCATGTTGAAGAATTTCTTCCATCATATCCCATTCTTCCAATAATTCCTTTAAGTCTTTTTTCGCATTTTCGGAATCATATGTGTATATTTTACGATTATGACAATCGATTTTTTCTCGGAAATAACCCACATTATTTACAAAGTCTGAAAATCCTTTGAAGGTCATGTTGTTATAATTCGATGCAATCAATTCTCCTAAATCACCAGATATATGTAATCTGCAATAATCTTCTTCAAAAAGAAATCTGATTCTGTATTCATTGCTATCAGAACGTTTAAAATCTACAATCTTGATGTTTCCATAATCTGTGAATTTTGCTATATGATTCACAAATTGTTTTTTCTGAAATTTTAAATCAACCATCACTCCACCTCCAACAGTTCAAAACATTCTTTTAATGTTCCTTTTGTAATTTCCAACCATGAACCATCATCTACAGAATCAAGATGAACGTGGTCTTTTCCACCAATCATCATGCGTCCGCTTTTATCCAATTCATAAACTTTTCCTTCTTCGATTACAGTTGAACTGTTTTCGATTAGGAATCCATCTCCATCGTAGTTATCTACACAAAAAGACTTTATGCACTTATACTGTTTCATCACTATCCTCCACTAAATCTTCGTATTCTGCAAGTTTTTCTACCATTTCTTTTACATATTTACAGTTTCCAGTACCTTGCGAACAATTATTGCAAAACGAACTACAACTAATTCCAGTTTCTTCTCTTTTTACAGAGACAATTTCTCCGTATTTTCTTTCCGTTAATCTTTCCATAATCCACCTAAAACGGTTCTAACCGCAATTCCCTTTCTATACCTTTTTCTGACACCCATACATCCACGTCACAATCAACTAAGTCTCAGTTTTATTCTCTAATTCTTCAATTTTATCCGTCAAGTCCATTTCTGGATAATTCTTTTTCGGGTATCTTTGATATTTCGCACTTGAACAACTTGATCCATTTGCATACAATCTGTAATATTCCAACGCAAGTCTTAACGAAATATCCTTTTGCTTTCCTGTCAATGTTATTTTGCTTTTATCATTATAGGTTATAAAAATCTTCCAAATATGTATTTACCCTCCACTAATTTGCTAAGTTAATTAACTATAAAATCAAAATGGACACAGTTAAAATCTGTTTCTTTTTCTGGGATTGGCATACACACTCCGACTGCATCTTTTACATATGGTATCCCACTTATCTCGATGACTTTCATCGGATAATAACCTCCCATTCTGCGATTGCAGTCAATCTTTTTTCCAACAAGCTCTTTTGCATTTCCTTGGTACAATCTCATATTTCCACCTCCACTAAATCCTAATTTAGTTACTTAGTTAATCCTATCTAACCCAACCAGCAGTATAGGACACGCACTACTGGTATAGGTTCTATACTGTTAGTTGCTATGCAGCCGCACCGTACTTCCTAAACGCTCCAAGCACCTGATCCGGTGTCGTAGCAGCGTAATGTTTATTAAGCGTTCTCGCATCTCCGTTTTTGTGTCCAAGGTAAAACGCTACCAATTCTCTCGGACAGCCGCGTTTAACCATGTTGGTCGCTGTTGTCTTCCGGAAGAGATGCGGATATACTCGTCTCTTAAGCCCCGACCGCTCTGCTATCCTGCCGATGGCACTTTCAATTCCCGGTTTCGCTAATCGCTTACAGTCTCGCTTGCTGGAGATAAACAGTGCCGGCTCTTTATCGTTTCGGCTATCGATGTACTTTTTCAGATGGTACTTCGCGGTATCATCTAAGCAGACGGTTCTCCACGTCCTGTTTTTCTGTCCATAGACCATAAGTTCGCCAGACTGCCAGTTGATATCCTGCACGTTTACCGATACGCATTCAGATACACGTACAGCAGTACTCCGGAGAAACTCCAACAACGCCCTGTCTCTAAGGCTTTCTTTATACTCATCCAGATTTGTTACCTTGTTTTTAACCTTAACCTTGCAGGCGTCTCTTAATGCTTCCAGTTCACCATCCGTTAAATGGTCGATTGGCTTGTCCATCTCTCGATACGGTTCCACGCTATCCACTGGATTGTCACTTCTTAAGTGGCTCTTTCTCATCCATGTGAAGAAAGCACTCAAATTTCTACGCTCATTGTTAATCGTACTTGCCTGATTACCTTTTCTGGCATAGGACTGTAAATAAAACTCCACATCCATGTCGGATACGTCTAAAAGAGATTTCTGAACGAACTCGATAAAGTTTCGGATTGTGAGCATATAATACTCTACTGTCTTTGGACTTAGCTTCGGTGCTTTCTTGGTCATATAGATTGCTATGATCCGCTGGTTTGTATCGTCTATCGTTGCCGGCAATGTCTCACTCTCTGTCACCTCAATCCCGAAGAGCGCCTGCACTACTACTTGGTTCAGAATCTCCATAAGTGGCGCATTTAAAAATGGCTGCATACCTGTTAATATTGTGTCTCTTAATTCTTCTTTTTTCGTACACATAACATCGTCCTCCTTGTCTCCTAAGGACGCATGTGTTATAATGTCCTTAGGTGAAGAGCAGTGGACGGTCCGGCAAGACATATAGTCCGCTGCTATTTTTTAGTTACGCATACTCACCTTTATTTTTTACCCTATCTTTTTATTTCAACGTCAATCCTCTCTCAACCTCTAAGACCAACGCTGTTAAAATATCTTTTGCGAAATTACTATTGTATTCGCGATATAGATCATCAACTTCTTTTGCGAATGTATCCAACTGTGTTTCTGTGAGATGTTTATCCCCTGCATATCGTTTATAGAGATTCCAAGCCTTTTGCAATAACTTAAAAACATCATTGAATGCCATCGCTCCACTATTCATGACAATGCCTCGATTCTGATGTATATGCCTGGGATATCTGCCCAAAACTTTTCTATCAGTTCCGAAGCCACCAGCGCATCATCTTTCCAGAAGTTGCACAAGGTCATACAATCCTTTAAGAGTTTTTGCAAATTATCTGTATCCGGTTTCGTAATACGATATTCTCCATCTGCATGTGTTGCACCTTTTGGAAAGCACCATTTTGTTATTAACCGACATCCAGTCTCAATTCTTTTTCTTGGCTTATGTTTCGCCAAGTATCCACACAATTTTAATTTTGCATTTTTGATTTCTGGCGTGTCATAAAAAACTGGCTTTCCATTGATCACTGTTACTTTATGTTCTTGGGCGGTAACTGTCGGAGGATCCATTGCCATAAAAAATTCTATCTCTTTCATTCGCTTCACCTCTTTAATGTGCTAAATTATTTTTATTTCCCACTTTTTCTTTGTGCTGGGGTGGGCTCCCTCCTGTGTGTGGGGGGCGTACTTTAATCGCCCCCACACTTTAAAGGGGGTGCCCGCACCTTCCCGTCCCATCCCGAATATATATACGTAGTATATATAGGTGCCGGGAGGGAATGTTCCCGACACCTCAAAACAAGAGGATGGGAATAAAAACGGGAATCTTCCCGACACCTAGATTTTTAGAAACTGGGAATCTTCCCGACATCTAAAATTTCAGAAAACGGGAACGTTCCCGACACCTAAATTTTAGGTAATGGGATAAGCCTTTTTGTTTCTTTGTCCGTAGTATATCCATACTTTTTTAAGGAGTTCCAGATTGTTTTTTCAGCCGGATATTTTTCTCCAATTGCCTCCGAACTACTTTTTATCTCTTCAAAAAGCTCTTTAACTGTAGGGTACATATCATTGTGCTCAAACTTAAAATTTGCTATTGCCATATCTATTTTTGCCTGTTTATTTTTCCTTTGAGCTTCCACTTGTTTTTTTCTAGATTCTTGTCCCTTTTTCCAATTCGGTTTTTCTTCTTCCGGTTGTATATCGTTCAAGACTCCGGATGGATCCATTCGGTGGATCGGGTAATCGAACCACAAATTGACCGGATCAAATTTAGGAAATTCTCTCAATGTCCCATCAATTCTCCATGCTGTTTTCGACTTTGCAATAGATACTTTGGCATCGATCTGAGCCTGTAGATCCATCATCTGAGCCCGTGTCAAACGTCTCCTGCAATAGTCCATCATCTGCACCTGGCTACATAAATCATCCGGAGACAGATCATCTTCCCACTGATAATGTGCATCAAGATAACATTCACACGCTTCACACACAGCAGCATTCTCTTCTCGTTTTCTTAAATCGTCTGTCACGTCTAATTCAATCAGATCCAACATAGCGTCCGGATCTCTTGCAAAAACTCCGGAACCAGAAGCTCTGTCCATAGACTTCTTTCCCCCCTGCGCCCCTTTACTGTGATGATGGCAGTAGATTACTGCACACCCTAACTCAGTACAGACTTTATCGAACTGATTACAAAATCTCGCCATTTGATCAGCGCTATTCTCATCTCCTGTGATCACCTTGTAGATTGGATCGATAACGATTGCTACGTAATCTTTTTTAGCGGCTCTTCGGATGAGCTTTGGTGCCAGTTGATCCATCGGCACAGACTTTCCTCTCAAATTCCAGATATCTATATTACTAAGATTTCTCGGAGATATGCCATGTGCTGTATACACGTCCTTAAATCTGTGCAAACAGCTGGCTCTGTCTAACTCTAGATTTACATACATGACTTTCCCTTTCGCACATCGCCATCCGAACCATTTAACGCCTTCTGCGATTGCAATACACAACTCTATCAAGGCGAAGGATTTTCCGGCTTTTGATGGTCCAGCAATCAGCATCTTATGCCCTTTTCTCAATACGTTTTCAATAAGAGGTGGTGCGAGTTCTGGGAGTTTGCCCCAAACATCCTCTAAGGTTTCAGGATCCGGAAGATCATCATTTACAGACTCAATCCATTCCTTCCACTCTTCCCAGCTTTCTTTACCGATATTCGTATCGACAATGTATTGCTTCTTACCATTACGTTCAAATCCCGGGAGTCTCGACAATCTCGACGGGTTCTTATTCTGTGTATCTACTTTCAAGCCATTTTTCTGACAGATAGAATAAAGATAATCTACTCTTTTCCGGTATTCCGCGTAATCTGCAGCATCAACTCGAACAATCGCATGTAAACTTTTCTTACCGGAAAATACCAAGCATGCTACTGGTAATTCCAACTCTCGAATGATTGCATTCTGCTTTTCAATTGTCATATCATCGGACTCTACAAGGGTATATCGAAACTCTGTTACGTTTTCATTTTTACAGCCTTTCCCATCTAAAGGGTTGAAGCGTATCCATGCGCCAGCTTCCTTGTTATAATCACCAAGAACAGCTCCTATGTCTCCATTGCATTTATTTAACTGTTCAATCAGCTGTCCGGCAGTTCTGTCACAGTTTCCTTTCTGTGGCAGCCATCGTTCTTCGTTTTTCCAACTACCTGTAACATAACCAACATTTTCACCAGCTTCGAACAATGTTTCTAGATAACGCACAATCTCATGAACCGGATTCCATCTTTTAGGCTCTAATACTTCTTTTTCTTCCACCCAAGAAGCATCTATAACTACTCCATCGGTACTGATTTCATCGTCCCAGTCTAAAGCGTAGGACGAGGACGATGGTGTCCATCCATGATCCATTGCAAGTTGTACAATAGTTCCTGCAGTGACCGGAACGGAAGAACCATGAAAACTATTCCATTTCTTCTGACATTCTCCCATGTGATACCTAGAATCATTGCGACTCCATGCATCCCAGTCATCCGGAGAATACCCTTCATGTTTTAGCGCCATCCCCACATTTACCCATTCTTGATAATTAAGTTCTGCAGGGTTTAAGTTTTCCAATACCTTTAATAAATCTGTACATTTTTCCATAATTAGCCTCTATATTCTGCCGGATTGACATCATGTGGAATTCTCCATCCATTTCCTGCTATACGGTCAATCAAATGTTTTGCTGTATCAAACTGCCATGTGCCTACGTGCTGGAAGCCTCTTCCCTCCAAGAAACGAATTTGTCTCGGTGTCGTTAATCCCTCTTTACGTCTCTTATCCAAGCGTTCAAGAATCTTTGAAGCTTTTCCGGCATTATCAATCTCATCCGGCATGATTCCAAGTTTTTCTAATGTCTTCTTTTGCGCATCTGATGGAGGTGCCATTTCCCACCCAAAAGCCGGTACATAGCCGGATAAATCTTGAGCCTGTATTGACATTTCAAATTGCAACGGATCTACCAGTTTTCGCTTTCTTCTCTTCATTTCCGACAACTGTTTTGCAAGGGCTTCTTCCCTCTGAGCAACTACATCATCAGCTGCGGTCTGTTCGGCTTCTTCGATATCCACCGGAAAACCGGCTTCTTTTTCGAGATTTTCCGTCATTTTCTGTGCAACTTCTTCACTCTCACAAATAAGATGTGCCGGATGGCATAGCTCATGCCTTTCTGTATGCCAGAGAAAATCAAGTAGCAAAAGATGGTCTTTTCTGGTCTCCGGAGACAGTCTGGTGCCACGCCCTACCATCTGGCAATATAAGCTTCGTACCTTTGTTGGACGAAGCACTACAATACAATCTACGCTTGGACAATCCCACCCCTCTGTCAAAAGCATGGAATTGCATAAGACATTATATTTATCTTTATCAAAGTCCTCTAAGATTTCTGCACGGTCTTTACTCTCACCATTTACCTCTGCAGCATGAAATCCTTTTGCATTTAAAAGATCTCTAAACTTTTGGCTTGTTTTCACAAGCGGTAAAAACACTACTGTTTTCTTATCTGCGCAATATTTTTTCATTTCCTCTGCAATCTGTTCCAGGTATGGATCTAATGCAGTTCCAAGATCTCCTGCTTTAAAGTCTCCGGACTGTACTCCCACCCCAGTAAGATCTACCTGTAAAGGAATGGTCACTGCTTTAATAGGCGACAAATAGCCTTCCTTAATTGCCTTTGGTAGTGTATATTCATAGGACAAGTTTTCAAAAACAGAACCTAAATTTTTCATATCTCCACGGTCAGGGGTTGCAGTCACCCCCAACACTTTAGCATCGTGGAAATGATTTAATACTCGCTGATAGCTGTCTGAAATGCAATGGTGCGCTTCATCGATGATGATCGTGTTAAAGTAGTCCTCGTCAAATTTATTCAGCCTGCTTTCGCGCATAAGAGATTGAACAGAACCTACCGTGATACGGAACCAACTCCCTAAGCATGTTTCTTCTGCCTTTTCGGTCGCACATCCAAGACCGGTAGATCTGCCTATCTTATCAGCTGCCTGCTCCAAAAGTTCTCCTCTATGTGCCAAAATCAAAACTCTGTCACCTTGACGAACACATTCTTCTGCTACTTTAGCAAACACGATTGTCTTTCCACATCCGGTAGGAAGCACCAATAAGGTTTTCTGAATACCTTCGTCCCAGGAATGGAAGATGGCGTCCTTTGCTTCTTGCTGATACGGTCTCAATTCCATCTTTAGAATGCACCTGCCTTATAGTCTTTTTTCTTCTTCGGCAACCATTTCTTTACATGATTGTATTTCTTTGAACTGTCTTTCGGATCCGTCCGAACCTCAATTGTCGCACGTCCTGTAGCCTGTGGAACCATGTTCCAGTTCATGCGTACTCTTCCCTCCAGCTCTTCTGCTCCGATAGACAAGAAGAACTCTGCCAACTTCCATTGCATCTTGTCATACAACAGAAGGCTTTCGCTGATCACTGTAGAGTCTTTTCCGTTTGTTGCGCGGACTTTCAACAATGCTCTGTTACACGGAGGAACCTTGTCACTTCCCTCATATCGCCCACGCTCAAAAGTTTCGATTGTAAAATCATAATCTCCGGGTTCTAAGAGCGTAAACTCTTCCCCTTTTTCAACCTCTTCGTCCCAACCAAGTTCTTTTCCTCTAATATCATCCATTTATATGTCCTCACTTTCTTATTCATCAAAAGGAATTTCCTGTTTACTTCGGATTTCCTTTATTACTCCTAATACCTGTTTCCATGCTCCAATCAATACTCCGTCAATGAAATCTGTTGGAAGATTTTGAAATGGCGTACCACGAGGGAAGTAGCCCCTCTGATATACAGCCTCCATAACTTCATCCTCTGAAACCAAATAAGGATACATTAAGTCTTGCAAAGCCTTTGGAACGTGATCCGGTATATGAAATACCTCGCTCTTTGCTGGATCCTGCTTTGGTTTTTCTTCTATCTTCTCTCCTGTGTTATAATCAACAGTTTCATCTATATTAGCTTCCGGCAGACTCATGAAGTCTGGAAGCTCTGTCTTTTGCTTCTCGGTATTTTCCTTTTTAACCGGTTGATTATTATTCGTATTTGTTTCTTCGATTACAGGTGCTATCACGCTGTAATCCATTTCACACTCTTCTGGAAGCCCGTATCTGTTTTTCGCATCCCAGCAAGGATGATGAGAAGTATACATCGTTCTCTTTCCTCCCTGCGCTTTATGCTTTTTCCCGTCCTTATCTGTTGCAATGGAAAAGGTCTTATAATTACAGAACAGAAGCATATCTGCCCATTCTTTTACCAATGGAGACGTTTGCGACTGAGTCTTTTTTCCAAGCTTCAGCTCCCACCTGTCATAGGCCCCCAATTCATCCGGCTGTTCGAATTTCCGAAGTTGGGCATGTGCAGTCAGAACAACATTGATACCTACTTCAATCAAATCTGAAAGCCGGTTCAAAAAACGTCCAAACTCTTCTTTTACATATACATACCCATTTCCATACCCAAAATCTTCGATTCCTTTTTTGTTATGTGTTGAACATATATGTTCTACGCATAACTGCTCTGCCCAGTCAATGGTATCTACGATGAGTGTTTTACAAGCGCCTGGTGTGTTCTTTATATAATCTATTTCTTCCAATAAAAGCGTCCAACTGGTAGGACGTGGCAATCTTGCCACATCCATGCTTGATGTACTACCTTCCGTATCGATGAACACCGCATCCGGAAACTTGGATGCAAAAGTAGATTTTCCAATTCCTTCCGGACCGTAAATCACAACCTTTTTTGCTCGGTTGATTCTTCCTTTTGTTATCTCCATTAAAACTCACCCGCTTTCCAAGATGGCGTTGTGGGCTCTTCTAATACTTGTCCTTTCACATGACCATCTTCAATAATAATGCTGCATTCATCTCCAGTACTTACTCGAGTGGCGATTGCCTGTAATCCTTCCTGTTCCAGCCACGCCCCGAATTCATTCAATGTCTGCATATCCATCTGTTCCAGCTTATCCAAAAGCACAAAGCCGCATTTGGGGTTCAGTTTTCTCACGATTGCAGTAGAAACTTTCATCCGGTCAGATCCAGACATGTTATCCCACTTCTGCCCCTTATAAACCAGTTCTCCATCTTTTACAGATAATTCTGGAAGCGGCAGTTCTGCCGAATTTAAAAGATCTGCCTTGGCTTTTCTCTTATCTTCAATTTTCTGTGTAAGTGCAGCATACTGATTTTTATACTCAAGTGCATCTTCTTCAGCCTTATCTTTGTCGAAATTTGCACGGACTTTCCGGTTAATCTCCTCAATATTGGCAATGCTTTCTTCCAGCTCTGCAGTAGATTCATCCTGAAGATCTTTCGCGGACATCATTGCAACATTCAAAGAGGCTTTTGCTTCTTCAAGTTCCTGCTCTTTTTTCTTCAACTGTTCTCGCATTGCTTCCGTTTCCTGCTGCAAAAACATGACAGATCCCTGGTATTTTTCAACCTGATCTCTCTTTCTCTGGTTTTCACCGTTTTTTGCAAGAATCTCCTGTTGCTGTTTAATCAAATCAGATGGAGAGACTAATTCTTTCGGAGCTTCCGGATAGTAGACCTGTTCGTCAGCATACTTCTTTTTCTGGTCTGCAATCTGACCAATAGCGAGCCTCTGATTGTACAGCTCTTTTTCTTCCTTGTCCAAAACAGACAGCTGATCTCCGACTCCGATAATCTTAAGAAGCGTTTCTGCCTTTTCTTTCCCAGAAGCCTCCATAAATTTTGGCAGATCTAAGGCTAACTGTTCAACGAACTCGTTTAGCAGCTGTTGCCCACCCTTGTTCCCTTCCGGATCTATTACCTTAAGGCTACTGTTTTTGCCTTTACGCTCCACAACAAGTCCATTGTTCATAACAATATGTAGATTAGGTGGAATCACCGAACCATGTCGCTGCGCTTCAGATGGACGATACTTCTCGCCTCCAAGCGCCCAAGCAATGGAATCTAACACTGAGGTTTTCCCCTGGTTATTATTTCCACCAACAATAGTTAAACCATTCGGGGTAGGTTCAATCTTAACGGCCTTAATCCGTTTGACATTTTCAATTTCCAACTTATTAATCTTTAAGCTTTCCATTTGACTAAACTCCTTTACTTCGATATAATTTAATTGAATATTTTTCTAGGCGCCCGAGCTTGCCGGCTCATTTAAGGGCGCTTTTTTATTTGGCCAAGTCAAGAATGCTCTTGATCTGGCTGGCTGTGAACGTAAGCTCGTCCTCAAACCCAGCTGATAGCGTGAGCTTTTTCGCCAGTGCACATGTGATAGACACATATCCCATTCCATCATTTTTCATCATCATTACTTCTTCTTTCAGCTGTTCCAGGAACTCCTTGAACTCATTCTCCGGAATCTCTGTTGCTACTTTCTTCATTCTCATCACCTCCTTATAATGGTCCTGCCATCCGGCAGTAAACCAGCACTACAATCAGGAATGACCCTGCTGCTACCATCCCAGTACCGAATCCAATGAAAAATCCGGTTAGGATGTCTTTTTGTTTTCGTCTTGCCTTAATGCTGTTACTTTTCAATCTGTTTCTCCCTCCTAATCCCTTCTAAATTCTTCTCGAACATATACTCACTTGCTTCCTTGGGACTGAACTCTGGAACATACTTCCGAAGATTTTTGTCCTCTAACTGCCTGTGATATTTGTCATAATCAGCGAATACCGCCACGCTTACCACATTGTCAAGAATCGCGTACCGGTTATATCTAGTTCCGATTTCTGCCTTGATTCCCTCAATTCTTCGATATACGGTCGGCGGGGATACACCGAAAATCTTTGCGAGAGTTAGTTTATTCGCATACATGGTTACACCTCCTTGTTGTAAATATATTTCTTTGGTATAATCTTCCTATCAAATGATGAAAGGAGAATTACTATGATTCTTAATCCTGATTGTCTTAGAGATATCCTTATTTACGTTGAGAAAAACACTGATTTAAAACATATCCTTTCAATTTCTCCAGACTCTCTTCCCGATGAACTTAATCACTATACTGGTGATGAAGTTATGTATCATATCAAACAAGCAGAGCTTTCTTATCTTATAAATGTTTCTTCTTGGTATCTCGATGGCGGTTGTGCTATCCACTATTTATTGCCTGATGGACACCAATTTCTAGCTAACATAAGAGGAGAAGATAACTGGAATAAAACAAAAGATATTGCAAAATCTGTCGGCTCCAATTCTTTAGATTCTCTAAAACAAATTGCTACAAGTTTGATATCTACTTTAATTCAAACGAAGCTGGGGTTGTAGCTACGTCTATTACGATTTCCAGTTCTACAACTCCTTTCCCTTTTATGGAAGCGGAACTGGAAATTCTATATGACTTAAGATTTTCAACCTTTTCTCCATCAAGAAATAATTCCCCATCTTTCATTGTTAGATGCTTCATCTACACCACCTCCTCTTCATCCTGCTTTCTTACGTATCGAGTAAGTTTTTGCCAAAAAAAATTTTTCCAGCTTTTTCAGGTGTTAATTCTAATGCTTTAACTAATTTGTACATTACGTTAGAGGATGGCTGTATTTCTTCATTTAAAACTTTTGACAACGTATTTCTATCAACTCCTGATGCTTCTGACAATTCTGTTATTTTACTTATTTTTTTTTCAATCATCTGTTTTTTTAAGCTTATAATATCTGTTTTGAACTCTTTACACATTTTTTTCACCTCATTTCTTACGCATCGCGTAAGTTTAATTTATCATATCAATTTTTATATGTCAATACATTTTTGCGTTTTACGTAAGTTTTATTGTTTTTCGCAAATAATTATTTGCATTTTGCGTAAGAATATGTTAATGTATCAATATAAAGTGAGGTGAAAATATGGCTATATTAAATGAACGTATCAAAGAAATGCGTCTACTTAGAGGTTTTACTTTATCTTATGTCGCCGATGAGCTCGGTGTTAAAGAAGCCACAATGCAAAGATATGAAAGCGGAGAAATAAAAAATATAAAGCACGAATACATCGTAAAACTTTCCGAAATTTTCAATTGTAGTCCTTCGTACTTAATGGGTTGGGAAGATTCTCAACTTCAAAGATTATCGGCATACTATGTTAAATTGTCCGAGTCTCAAAATAAGTTATTTACTGAATATAATAAACTCAACAACTATGGTAAAACTAGATTGTTGGCAACCGCTCAGGAAATGAGTTGCAATCCGTTGTATAACAATAATTATCAAGAAGAGTTAAACGCAGCTCATGCACGTACCGATATTACTATTCCTAAAGACGCCGATGTCTCTGAAAGCGATGTTATGGACGATGAGAATTTCTAAGACTTACTTCTTGCTATCCTATAATTTACTGGAGGTGTCGTCCTATGAACTATGAATCCCTTTTGGGCGAAGCTTGCGATAGTGGGCTTATCGTAAAGGAAAAAAGCATAAAAATACAATAATGGACTTATCAAAGGAAATAAAATAGCCATCCGAAAAGATATTAAAACATCCATTGAAAAATCCTGTGTTCTGGCCGAAGAACTCGGGCACCATTATACAACTATAGGGAATATAATTGACTTAACAGACGCTCAGAGCCGTAAGCAAGAACGCCAAGCACGCTTATGGGCTTACAATAAACTGATTGGACTGTCTGGTATTATCGAAGCATTCGAGCATGGATGTCAAAGCCGATATGAAATGGCTGAGTATCTGGAAGTTACAGAAGAATTCTTAGAAGAATGTGTGGCGTGTTACCGCAATAAATACGGAGTTGGAACCACACTGGATAATTATTATATAATGTTCATCCCCAACTTAAACGTTGGTAGGATAGATTTCTCAATGTAGGTCGGTCAAAAGAGGAAAGAGAGGATAACAAATGAAAAAAGGAAAAATTATTTTACTTGTTGTCGTTGCTTTTTTAGCAATAGGCGTAATTTCTGGTCTAATCCACAATCTAACAAGAACAACACCTGAACCGTCTAACGCTGATACCAAAACAAGCGCAGAGAAAATACTTGACAACAATCAAGATATTATATGGAAAGATGAAGACAAAATGGGTATTTTAAATCTCCAATTAGACGGAACAAAAACCAAACAGGGAATCATCACTGAATTTTATACTGAAACATCTTCCTACATGAATGATTTAGACAAAGAAACCTTACCAGATTATGAATACTTAGAAATCGTTGGTAATGTTATGAAGGACGGAAAGATTGATTGCACGATCAAAGGTAAGTTAACGCTCGAACAAATAAAAAGTACTGAACGTTTCTCTCCTGCATCAATAGAAAGTGATATTCAAGAATTATTTATACCGAAACCATTACAATAATTAATATAAAGAAAACCGCCCCAGTGTTGGCGCACTGAGACGGTATGTAATCTCCGAAGAGATACCTATATTTGGCAGATATATTGTATCACCTTCGGAGCAGCTACGCAAGCGGAACACTCGTTCCATGCTGGCTGTTATTTTTATACCTAATTTTAAGAAAGGAAGATGATTATGTGGTCAGAATCATTAAAAAATGGAAAGGTTAAATTTGTAGAGCGCTACAAGAACCCTCTAACACTAAAGTCCCAGCGCGTATCCGTGATCATGGACAAAGACACTGCCAGAACAAGGAAACTTGCTCAAGTGGCACTGAATGAAAAGATAGATCAGGCTCTTGCCGGTATCATGACTCCAGTAAAACAAGAAAACTTAAGGCTGTCTGAACTGGTTGATCTGTATGCTGCAAGCCAGAAGATACAGAGACGAGCCTCCACGTGTACACGCAATTACCACGCCTGCAAGTCCTTAATGCGTATCCTTGGAGAGGATACCGTTGTGGCTCGCCTGAGTGCCGGATACGTGAACCAAAAACTCCAAGCCGAAGGAGAAGACACCGGAACCACAAACGAGCGTATAACGCGTCTTAAGGCGCTCATACGATGGGGGTATAAAAACGATTATATTGAGGATATACGATGGCTTGATAAATTGGAAAAGGAAAAGGATGTCGCAAAGCAGGAAAAACTGGAGGAAAAGTTTCTGGAATCAGAAGAGCTTAAGCTTTTACTTGATAATATGTCCGTGCCCAAATGGCGAATGCTGGCAGAATTGACTGCCCTCTCTGGTCTCCGCATTGGAGAAGCGATTGCTCTAAGTGATACTGACGTGGATCTAAATAATAGAGAAATCCATATCACAAAGACAAGGGATGCAGTTAATAAGGCAACAAACTATCCAAAAACTGAAAAATCATACCGTGTAATCTACATGCAGGACGAGTTATACACTCTTTGCAGAAAGATAAAGCTCTTTATGAAACAAGAACGGTTCGCCTGTGGATATAACTCTGCTCTCTTTATAAGTGATATCTGCGGAAATTATTTAAACTACTACTCTTACAATAAGTATCTTGGGGAAGTATCAGAAAGAGTTTTAAAAAAACCTATTAAGATAACTAGCCATGTTATGAGGCATACACACGTAGCCCTTATGGCTGAGCAGGGTGTGAGCTTGGAAGTTATCTCCCGTAGACTGGGGCATAGTAATAGCAAGATTACGAGAGAAATATATTACCATATTACGAAAAAGATGCAAGAGAAAGATAATCAGCAGATTAAGGATATCAAGATTTTATAG